CACTTTTAGAAATTTTAAATAAAACTGGTGGCATTTCTTTAAGAAATCTTGAATGGTTTATTACAAATTACTCTAAGAAAAACAATCTATCATATAAAACAAACGATGGTAAAATATTTAGTGTACATTGTGCATATAAATCAAGTTTAGACGGATATAGTAAAAAATTATTTGATCCATTTTGTCGTTCTTCTAAAATATCGTACACTGTTCCGGGAACATCCAATGAAATACATACTACTGTTGCACAGTTGAATTTCATAAGATGGTGTATAAAAAATAATATAATTGAGTATATACACGATCATAAAAATGCACTTTTTTCTAAACAAGTGTCATGATACCATTTTCAAAAATGAACGTCTGATACCCTACATAATATAAGTGTAGTGTATAATCACTAGTAAGTCCCTGATTCATATTTACATCTAAAACAGTTCTATTTGATTGTAATTGACTAAAATCCAACATCCCCGATGGTTCCACATTAATCGGATTCATCGAGAATGCATATGTATAAATGTTTCGTAGAGGTCGTGATAAACGACTCGAAAATGGAACAACGTATTTGAAATATTTATGATCGCTATCTTGAACATTTGGTATATCTTCACCATTTACAAATATTTTTGCATTTGACATAGGGGGGTTATAAAATTCATTGGTAATAGAATATTCTACATTTGAAGAAAAATTATATCTATTTGCAAATACATTCGCAAGTAAAGTTGTACCACCTTCATATATATTTTCATCCTCAAATGCGGTTTGTCTAAAAAACCAATTAAGCGTTTTCACCGGTGTTTTTGGAATGAGTTCAAGTTTCGCATTTTGTACACCGGCAGGTATATCTAAAGTGGGGTGTTTTTTAACACTATCGGTAACGAGAACGTGTCTTTTGTTTACTATATAAGTACGTTCAGATGGTTCAAGTACTATTTCTTCGGTAACTATATCAAAACTATTTAAACTAAGATTATCTGTTTCGTTTGTAAAGAAGGTTTGTTTATGAAATTCAAACTCAAACTGAAGTTTTTGTTTATGAATAGCACACGTTGGAAAATAGGGTCGATTTGGTTTATTTGTTTCGTATTCGTCACTCTCATACTTACGTGAAAACAGTAAAGGTATTGGAATATAAACACGTGATTTATTTTGTGCTAAAAACTGATTACCGGATAATAAAGATGTATCTTCTGCATTATTTCTATTTAACGTGTACCTCTTCGTTCTCTTTTCTGATTCATCGAGGTATAATTCATCGTATATAATTCCCCAATCACCATGGAACTTTTCAACAACCGTTTCATCGACACGCATGGTTACGGATTTAAAAATATGTCTCCCAATTTGATCCGCGTAATAACTATCAGAACCTGTTAAAGCTGGTAATTCAAATGTTACGTACATATTTGCTAAAAGATCTCCCATATTTCTCGGGTTATACATGACCTTTATAGTTTCACCAAAAGGCCAAGATGTTGAAGAACTACTTGGTTTATTAACATTTAAACTTTTATGAAATTTTGTAAAATTAGCGTGTTGTTTATGTTCATACTTAAAGAATGAATGAATAGGATCATCTTCCAAAAGATACGTATCTTGTTTACCAATTGCATTAAGTGATAGTATAGAACCTGTATTTGGTCCAGATGTATCACACATACTTACTACTTATTGTTTATATATTTTTAAATCCCTTTTCCACATATCGATATGAGACATTTGTTGTAATGTGTCAAGCTCTATTCTCGATTTTGTTGTTTCTTCCCTGAGGTTTTGTACAGCTTCACTTGTGTACTGATACGTTTTAATATTCAAGAGATATTCGTATGAATTATCTATTTTATCAAATATTTTCCCCATTTCGTGTTCGAGATCCGAACGTTTACGTTTGAAAACAATAATTTTTTCATGAATAACCATATCAATAAATTTCGACATATTTTCAAGTTTTTTAGATTTTTCTTTTAAGACACGTATAAGATGTGCTTTTCTTTTTTTATATGTTTCTGATCGTATTTTAACAAAATCGGCAAGAATTTCTTCTGGACTTTCGTATTTATGAATACCCTTTGTTGGATGAAATAAGTGCATATTCGATACATGAAATGTCTTACGAAGTTTAAAATCTTTTATGATATCGTTACCCGTATATCCTTCGATACTAAAATTAACATCGTCGGTCGTACTATTATTCACGTAATTCGTAATTTTTTTCTTTTCGATAAGAGTATCGAGATACTCTTTGTAGTCTTGTGTCCAACGCCCCGGTGGAAGTTCGGTCACTATTATATTTTTACCCGAAGATTTCCATACACCTTCTGTTATCCATAAATCATCTTCATTACTGAACACGCGACCCGTGAATTTATCAAACCACGGTTTCATTGGTACTATGTTTTCACCATTAATTACACGTTCAATATTTTGTTTAATATCCGAAGGATTAAACGGTGGTATATATGAACTAAATCCAGTACCAATACCTTCAGTTCCATTTACCAAAACGGTTGGTAATATAGGAACATAATAGTCTGGTTCGATTTGTTTACCGTCGTCATCGAGATAGTTTAATACTGGATCATCTTTAGGATCAAAAAGTATTCTCGCACTTTTAGTCAATTTTGTAAATATATACCTCGTTTGACTCGCATCTTTACCACCCATAAGACGAGTACCAAATTGACCACATGGTTCAAGTAAATTAATATTATTCGACCCCGTAAAATTATGTGCTAATTTTACAATTGTATCTGCCAACGAAACTTCACCGTGATGATATGATGTTTTTTCCGAAACGTATGCGGCTAATTGCGCAACCTTCATTTCAGATGTAAGATTCTTTGTGAAGCACGCGTATAACACTTTTCGTTGTGATGGTTTCAAACCATCTGAAACATGTGCAATTGACCTTTTCAAATCAGCAAGACTGAAATTCACAAGATCTTTATGAATAAAATCAGAAATACCGAGACGCTCAACATTTCCATATTGTACTTCGAGTTCGGACGCCTTCTTTTCTGTACTTTCAAGTAACCACGTTTTACGTAAGTCTGATTTTGTCTTGTCAAATGCAAGAACTATAGATTCATCCATTGAAGTATCCGTATCAAATTGAACTGTAAGATCTTTTATTTTTTTAAAGTATTCACGGGCTTCTGCAGACGTAGAAGTACCAAGACCCTTATAATATTTAATTTTCCATCCAGCTTTACCATTACCATACCATTGCCTAAACGTCGAGTCCGTATAAAACGATTTTGTTTCTGAACCCTTAGACGCTTTTATGATAGGTGTGACCATACTTACAACAAACTTGAGTTTAAGTAAACTTGGCCAGAAATAATGAATCATGTTAAGAATGAGACCCTTGATATGACTTCCATCGTTATCTGCATCGGTCATGATCATGAGTCTTCCGTATCTGAGTTCAGAGAGTGATGTATATACTTTCCCTTGTTGAAGTCCCAAAATCTTTTTAAGGTCATTAAACTCCTTGTTTTCGGTAAGTTGTTTTACACTCGCGTCGCGTACGTTCTTACATTTACCTCGGAGTGGAAAAACACCGTAATGATCACGACCAACGACAGAAAGACCAGCAATTGCAAGTGTTTTTGCAGAATCACCTTCAGTAATAATAAGAGTACACTTACCAGACTGTGTAGTACCAGCCTTATTCGCATCATCGAGTTTTGGGATACCCGTTATTTTTGATTTACGAGATCCATCCGTTTTTTTCAATTCTTTCATTTCACGAAACTTCGATAATGCCATGAGTTCTGATTGAACACTTGTTTTCAAAATATTTTTTATAAACGTTTTCGGTGGTTCAAACTTACTCCCAAAGTCTTGTGGTTTGAGTGTACACTCCGATTTAACCTGACTACTAAAACTTGGATTGACAAGTGTTGCTTTTACGAAAACAAAAAACGCATTCTTGACTTGTTGAGGTCGAAGTTTTATTTTCTTTGCCATATCTTCAATAACACCGTTTGCGAGTATTCCAGATACGTGATCAACGTGTGAACCACCTTTTGTGGTACATATACCATTCACAAACGATACGTGTTCGAAACCATCATCTGAAGGTGCAATACACACTGACCATCTATCACTCGTAAAGGTACACATTTCATCAGATTTCGTATACATTTTTGCATACGTATTAAATGATGCTTTAGCCAATGCTTCACCTTGAAACTTTACTTTACAATTTTGTGACGTACAAATGTTTGCATCATATACCCGTTTTTCAAAAATTTTATATATAGAATCATCCATTTTTGTCATACCAAACCGTTTCCAATCTGGTATAAAAGTAATCGAAACACTCGATGTAGCACTCGAATACTTTTTTATTTTGGGTGTATTACACTTTTTCATATTATCTGACCATTCCTGTGTGTATATACACTTGTTTTCTCCATCTTTAATTTTTATAGAAAAATTAGTCGAATAAACATTTGTAAGTTTTGCACCGTATCCATTACGACCACCAACAACACGTTTCTGTGTGTCGTCATAATTTGTACTCGTGAGTAAATGTCCAAACGTTAACTCTGGATTCCATAAACCTTCTTTTTCGTTCATTTTAACGGAGATACCACCCAAAGGTCCATTATTTTCAATTGTTATTTCACCAGACACTTTATCGATAGAAACACTCATAGACGTTACATTTTTGGGGTACATAGAGTTTCGGTCAATTGCATTTACTAAAATTTCATCAAATATTTTTAAAAGTGCTGGGGAATACATGATAGTTTTCTTTTCAAATTTATCATTTTCATATATCCAATATGGTTCCGCTACACGTGAAACAGGTCCAACGTACGAATCCGGACGCTTTAAAATATGTTCCACGTGTGTGAGTTTTTGAATACTTTCACTCATTTATGTTGTATTGCGTCTTTTACTTAAGTATATTTTTAGTCCTTCGAACCAATGTAATAATTCATCTTTTGTTTTTGACTTGGGTTTTGGATATATATTTTTTATGCGACCGCACTCTCTGTTTCTAAGTGAGCTGAGCTGAATATTTTTGTAAGATGTTATATAACACGCATAACAGGTACGTTTTATATTCATATCAAAAAATTTCAGATATCCACAATTGTTAACCATAAAAATAGGTTTTATTTTCTTATATTCTCGAAGAAGTATTCGTTCTTCTGTACTATTCGTGTGTATATGTGGTTCTAATGGACATTCACATAAATAACACTCTTTTGTCCACTTAAGATACATTTAAAAACAAAAGGTTTTATCTTTTATATTATTCACCTAAAGTGAAGCTATACGTTCTTTTAAGTTTTGTAAAGAACCACATCTTTTACTAACCTAAGTTATTTTAATTTTAGTAAAAATTAAGATGTCGCAATACTTTCTACCGACCGTGATTCAAACGAATTTTAGTGATACTAAAAATGTACTCACTAAAAAACATCAATCAAATATCCAGACTTATGATGACTGTTTACGTGTATCCAAAACCTTGAAAACAAGTAAAAAAACACCAGAAGAAATGGCGACAATTCTCGATAAAATGAGGAAAAAGAAACTCGAATCTCAAAAAACAAAGCCGATACAGGTTTTAGATTCTGCTCCTAAACAGGACGCTTCTGAATTTCGTAATATATGTAAAGCTTTTACGTTATCAGGAAAAAAGTGTACATTCAAAGCGGTATGTGGGGATTACTGTAAAAAACATAGAATAGATGATCAAGTGTTAGGAACTAGGCCAAAAATAAATATTTCCTTATTGTAAAAATGTTAGATCAAGAAACACTCAGACCTGTCATAATAGCTATGGCACTTTATCTTGCAATTTCAAAAATCGTACCAGAACTTCTTAAGAAACCAACTAATGTTAAATTTATTGATGATATCGTCGCCATGCTCATTGCCCAGAGAGGCTCACTCATGTCCGGTGCCATCTTGACCGGTCTTATCACTTTCCTTACCAATTACATTAGCGACGAATTCCTGTAATACATTTTCTTTACACGTCAACATATGAGTCCTCGGATGTTCCATATACCTTATTTTATTTGTGTATGCATCTTCCATAAACTCACGTAATTGTTTTTCGTCTGGTTTACCCCATTCCATACCCACTTGATACAAAAAATCATCTTTTATGAGTTTTTGGCGTTCACATTTTATCGTATACGGTGTTTTTATATATTCGGGTGCACCTCCGTAATCCGTTATAATGACGGGTTTATTGCGTAAAGCTGCTTCCACTGCACCCATACCAATACCTTCCGAACTCGAAAAACTTACGTAACAATCACCCAGTGCGTGGATTTTTTCCATTTCTTCGTCAGCAATAAGACCGTTTATAACTTCGACGTTTGGTATTTTTATTTGAATTGGTTGTTTACACGTTGCCTTAATCAAAAGACGTGTATCGGGTTTATTCATACGAACAAATGTTTCAATAATTTTATTAAAATTTTTCCTTGGATCCGTTACATTTCCGATGTGATAAAATGTGTACGGTCTATGATCAGGCACGTGTGCATGTATAATGTAAAAGTCTGTGTCTGGAAATTGTTTTTTAAACACTTTTCGACAAAATTCACTTGGTACGGCAATTCTATCAAAAAGTTTAAATAGTTTACCGTAATCTTCGTGTACGGTTTCGGTTTCACATATAGTCATACACGTAACGTGTTTGATTTTACGTTTAATTTCTGGTATTTTATCTAACCAATGTGGTACAGGTAAAGCATAAATGAATGCACATTCACACACAGGTATATCATTTTGAAGTTCAATGTACCGACTCCCAGGAAAAAGACCCATATATTTTTTACATTGTTGACCTATCCCACTCAAAAGAGATGGACCAATGAATAACATTTAGTATAAAGATAATATTTCTTTTATATATATTACGCGAT